CGTTATTTCCTGAGTCACCTTTGATGTTATATAAGCCTGATTCGTTATTCTTTGCCCTAAGAGCCCCACTAATCCCGTACCAATAAACGGGTGGAAAGCGTTACTCTGCAGGTCTGTGACCGTGAATTTCTCAACATTTTGCAGTAAAAGGCTTTCGTTCCTGTTTAAAAGAAGATTTCCTCTGATATCGTAAGAAATGTCGTCTATCTGATCCATTCCTACACATTTCGGGCAATAAGGGCTTAAAGTCTGATAAGATATCTCAAAATAATCTTCAACAGCTTTCCATTTATTCCTAAAAACTATCATCTTATTCGTCTTTGACTGCGGAGGCTGGGCTGAATCAAATAAAATGGTGTATTCCGTTTTTGGCACTAAATCATCCGAGGCATACAGGTCTAAGTTGGAGGATGCCAACGGCTTAGTGAACTTTATCGTCTTTCTGTCCGACGCCAAAGACACAGGTTCCCTGTAGACCTTATGGTCGCATACTGTGGCTATATTTAAGTCGTAGGACATAGTGAATGTATTTAGTTATTAAAACATTATTATTTCCATAGAATAAACGCCACATTTACTTTATCGGCATTAATATACGCGTATCTATCCAACTCGCCTGGTGTGACTGTCGATGTTGAATCTTTTTCAAATTGAAGGGCATGATTACCCATAGTCAGAATATCACTATTAAAAGCGGCATTCTGATCAAGACTTGCCGATCTGGTTACTGCTAATGGAACTTCAGTCGGAGCAGATACTGCAGGAACTGATGCTGATGTGTCTGCAGCGGCTGCAAGAAGAGCAGGGTCTTGACCATAATACCATGTGGCCGACGAATCCGCAGCAGGTTTATATGTTCCAGCACCCGCATAGGTATTAGAGACAATCGAGGAAGGAAGAACCTGACTTGTCTTAAGAACCCCCATGTCTCGGCGGTCTACAGCAGTGTGATTTAAATTCCACAAGTTATACGCCTGCTCCAATGTACCGTGATACTCAGTTGAGGCAAAGTCAGAATTCCAATTCGCATTATTCTGTTGTATAGCAAATTGAATAACCTCTTTGTCCTGAATCTGTATGGCCAGATCCACATTATCCGCAGGTTTTTGTGAAGGAACATAAGTACCAAAAGCATTCTTCCTATAAAAAAGAGGGTTAGCAGCCTGTTGAGCAGCCGACGTCCCTGTAGTCCTCTGCGTCTGGGTTGCTGCAGGGGTTTTATTCGAGTCTGCCGGCGCAGTTGTCGTACGGGTTAAGCCTGGAGTAGTAACTGCCTGTCCGTCTGAAGGTCGACCCAAGGACGTAGCAACAGCCCCTGTCACAGGAGGTAAAGGCGTACCTCGCTGCCTTGCATTCCAGTTACTGTAATTATTAGCGGCCTGATATTGCTGTAATTGAGTCAGCCCTGCAGGGGAAGTAGTATCACTTCTTCCCATAGCCTCAACAGTAGCGGCATTGGGGGTATAGACTTGCGAAGTAACACCGTTCACAGTCACCGTCGTAACCGTCCCCGTATTAGGTGGAGTTGCAGGAGGCACCAAGCCGGACTCTACAATAGATGAGGGCGTCGCGGTGGCACTTAAAGGTAAGTCATTAACAGCGTAATAAATAATGCCATAATCCCCATCTTTATGGGTGACCGTAAAATCAACAACCCATTTAGGTGCATCTAAGGGCAATTCTCCTAAGAGACCCAAATTCTTAGAATTTTGAGCCGCCTGAAAACTCTGAGCAGCGGCCAAAGATTCCTGGAAATTCTCAGCACCCAAAGCCATAGCGGCATCATAGTCCCCCCTAGCCGTATCCTTTTTAACATCCGTATCAGTAGCAGGAGGTTTAGTTACCCCAGGGCATACAGGTAAATCCATATATTTTGCACTTTTTATTTTTAACAGTTTACTGAAAGCTTGCCCTAAAGTGGGCATCTGCACACTAAAAGCAAAAGAATCCCCTATGGCACTCATGACACTGGCAACATGGTCCGTAGCGGACTTCAATGACTTACTCGCAGGCTGCCCAGGGTTTGCATTTTTATTTATATACTTAGACCCTGAAGGCGACGTAGCTACCACAACTACCTGATTAATATATTTCTCTATTTGAGGGGTAACCTTAACGTCGGATAGGGCGCCTCGATGTATCTTAATAATCCTTTCAATGTTTTTTAAATTTGGTATGCATGCAGGGTCACTGTAATTCAACTTTTTATATGTGACAGATTTACCCTGTTCTACAACTGTCGTATCTTTATTTAATTCAGGGAAAGATTGAGCATGCGCCCAGAAAGCTTCTCTAATTCTTACCAGAGATTTCACCACCCATTCAGGATTATCAGGGAATTTTCTCGTTCCTGTTGCGGCATCGGTCGTGTAATTCTGAAATTTCTTTGCCAGGGCATATATAAACTGCAGATTTGTTTCTATACTTCTTGAAATAGAATCTTTGGCTATATCAGCCCTACCAACCAACGTACCTGATATGGCGTCCCCTACGGCAGAAAATATCTTCCCAGCTTTTCCTGCTACGCTTAGTTTTGCCTGATTTTCATTGAATTGAATCTCCAGCTCATACTGCTCAATCGTTTTCTTATAATCATTGATTATCCTAAGAGACTCACATAGTTCATTATCAATTTTATTAAGCTCAGCCTCTATGGCTACAAGCTCAGGATGCTTATTGTATAACTGGTCCTTATTATAGGAATATGTCGGAGGCGCAGCATGGTCAGACTGCTTTATATCCTGTTGAGCTAATTGCGGATCAATAGTTGCGTCTCTGCCGGCAGTAAGCCTGAGGTCTATGTATGCCTGATCAAGCGTCTTATAATAACGGGCTTTTACAATAGCTTCATTGGCCCTCAGATTCTGCACCCGCTCCGCTTCAAGGGCTATTCTGTTCTTAGCCTTTTGAACGCCGATCTCCAGTGCAGAAACACTGTTCCCCATAATCAGGTGATTATGTATAGCGACATCTTCCGAGGTAAGCTTTAATGGTGATGGTGCCATATATTCCTTATTTCTTTTTGAAGAGATTCGCTATAAAGCCTATTGCAGTCTCTGTTAAACCAATAATCTTTTGAGACGCCTCATCCCCGCCAGCGCCATATAGAATAACAAGCCCTATGGTAATACCGTCCGGGCCACTGAAGGCTCTTTCGGGAACCCCCATCTTCCGCTCTTCTTCCGTCAGAGGAGGCAGCTTAGCCCTTCTTATACGTTCCATAAGGACATCTACGCCACCCTGCTTCGGAGGGAGATTTAAAAAGGCGAATGAAGGGCCAAAAGCGAAATTCTGAAGCATGGAAATCAAATAAGCTATGACATTCACTAATTGAATGTAAGTATTTACCTTATCAATAAGCTGATTAACGAAAGCTATAAAGGCATCCGAAGCATTGGCCGTGCCACCTTTTAACGTGTTCAAAATCTTGTCGAAAAATTTTACTATTTCAGGTATCCACGGGACCATCAGATTCACTTGATAAACAGACCAGGTATTTAATTTTAAAGCCCCTCTCATTCCCGTCGTACTGAATATTGTGAACCTTCCATTAGCCTGCTCAACAACTTCTGTGGCATTGTAGGAATCATTACAAGTCTTTATGATTACCGAGGTTTCTTGTGAAAAAGGGCCTTTCAGCAGCATTGCCGTACTCGACTGTACCACATAGAATAGCTGGGATACTGGTTCATAAACATTAAGGGCAAATTGAGCTTCATTTAATTCCTGACTGGAATTTGCTCCTGCAAGAGGATCCGTTTTTCCTGTCTTCAATAAATACGCTTTACCTTTATAAAGCTTTATATCACTGTCAAAGTAGGTTACCGTATGATCAACCCCACCGACAACGACCTTGGATTTACCCTTATTAAAACTAGGGTCTATATAGGCCGTAACTAACTTTTCAGGGAATAGCAGAGGTGCCCCAACAGCAATGTCTTTATTATTCTTCTGTGCCTGAGCCCTTCTCTCGGCCGCAGTATACTTAGTTTTACTGGTCCAGCTACTTCCTATGGAAGAAAGCCAGGCCTTGGTTACGGTAATCAACCCAGGCTGCTTTGTCTTTTTGTCATCTAAAAGGGAATCAGGAAAATAAGGCTGAAAAGACTTCTGTCCTCCTTGTACCCGACTCCTGGAAAGAACGAAGGTCGAAGCAATAAACGGGTTGTCCCACTCGAGCTTCACTCCAAAAGTCTGGGCCTCACCTACCACCTTGAATGCACAGGATCCTGTAAGATTACTGGGTGCAGGGGGCTCAAAATGCAGCCCGAAAAGTTTGGCGAATGTAAACATTCCACCCAGGGTCTTTAAAGCAGACCATATTTCATCGAGAGTAGTGGAGTCTATGAGAACAATGGCACCACCCATGTAGCTCAAATTAGATGTGAAGGGAGGGGCATTCTTATCACTCTTGTTATGCAGCATGGCATTCAACTGGCCAAGGAAGGCCTGGTAACCACCATAAGACCTTAAAAACTTCTCCATTCTGTTATTACTGGTAGGCTTCTCGAAAAAAGCCTCAGGAGCAATCATCGTTATATACACGCCGGCTTTCAAAGCCTCATCAGCAAATTTCTTTATCTGCTCCTGCACAAGAGTGATGATACTCTTCATAAGCATGGAGAAGGAATTAAAACCTTCCACGAAAAGGCTGAGTATGGTAAGGACTTTACCCAGGATGTCTGTGATAGTGCCTAAAGTTTTTAAAGTTTTCTTCAAAGGGCCGGGTTTTTCCTCTGTTCCCACCAGATTTTTTAGCCACACAGGCACGCCTAAATTCACGGACTCTGATAAAACATTCCAAGTATCTTTTCCAATAGAATCCTGACCGGCTTTAGTCGCTTCATCGTCAAAATTAAACAAGTCTTTAAAGATACCCCCACCAAGCTCAGACACATCCGTTGGAATCTGATTAACAAATTTCTTTAAATTTGCCGTATCAACATCAAGGCTATGCGAGGCATTAGCAAGATCCTGTGCCAGAAACATCTGCTGAGGGGAATTAAGTATAGGCAAGGCTTCCGGTGAGGCCACAGGTTGAGGGACCGTCGAACTGGCAATAGAGGGCTTAATATACGGGTAAGCCTTAATAATTCCTTTGAAGTCTAATTGGGTTGCCATATTTTTTAGAATTTCTTTAAGGTTTCAATCTGTTTTTGAATTTCTTCAGCCTGACCTTTTGCAACATGTCCGAAAAGGGCGCCTAAATCAGTAATGGCCTGAACAAAAACATTTGTACCAGGGCCAATCTGCCAGAACAACTCCTCTTCTTCTGTAGAGTCTATATCAGGCTTTTGTTGATACTGATTGCTGCCTGATTCGACGCCATTATCTGTTCGATCTGTTTCAGCTTCGCGTAGCATCCCTGTCTCCTATTGAATCTGTTATTTGCCCAGGCATATATGTCGCCGGGATCTCCTGTACTTGTCCTTAACAAGCCCTCATCCAGGATATCACCTTTAACCGTATTTTCCCTTGAACTTAAATAAGGCAGTCGAGTATGCCACAAGTAACCTGTACGGTCGTATACAACGGGCAACCGATCATTCACATTCCTGTCTGATATGGTGCTATAAGACACATATAAACTCCCTAACCCTTTGTATATCGTGGCATCAGTAGGATAAGCCCAGCCCTCAGAATTAACGAAATACTGGTTCGGTACATCTTTATACTGTGCCCCATGTACAGCCATTACGCCTGAAGAGTCAAGGTTTATGGCAGCCGTCATATCTTTAACCTGATAAAAGTCATTGTACAGATACTCATTATGAAAACTGGATGAATCAATATTCGTCCAATCTATCTTGAGACCCGTGGGGCTTACCGTATAATAGATGTCTGTAATGTAATCTGTGTTATCGTTCCTGATAACAAATAAAGGCGTGGGGGCGATAGTGAATGTCGCATCGTTTTTAAGACTGTAGGCATTCGACACAGACGGATCCCAACCAGTCCATGTACCCCCTTGATTAGAGCTGTCCTGATTTACTACAGGCGGAATAAACGGGTCGGTAGATAACTGAGAAATAAAAGAAATTGCAGGAGTGTTTAATATCCTGGCATCATCCCCTACATAAGTAGTGAGAACAAAGGAATCCGTACCATCGAAATAAAATTCATCAGGGTCCACGCTGGCTTTATTGATAGGCCATACCCATGTCCCGTCAGAAGGATCCTGAAGTATATACAGATTATTCGATATAGCGTTGAGAGCGTTGGTACGTGCAGTAAGGGCATTATTACATGCATCCGTAGCATGCGCGTAGGACGAAGATATCCCAGGCTCACTGGTAATTACGCTAAGGGCATCTATCTGAGTGTTCAGGCTATCAACTTCCTGATACAGATAGCTCAACTCACGCGTCAACGCTGAAGAGAAATCAGCATACAAAGGAGATATGGACCTGAGAAGTTTATTTGTGTTACCTGGTGGAAGCATAGCAAGTAAAGCTGTTGATTCATCTTTATCAGGCGTAAGCTCCCATAGATCCCACACAAACTCAGGGGAATAAGCAGTCCTGTCCCAATTTCCAACATACGTCGAGTCAGGAGAAAAACCTAACTTAGACATGGCGTCACCATAAGGGGCGTCTCCTTCAGATAGGCTAAGTACATTCACCTTGGCTATAGAATCCGCTCGCAGCACAAGAGCTGTCCTGTACCCATAAGGTTCCTCAGGGTCAACAACAGTCTCTGCCCTGACTATTAACCCAGGCATATTTGACGACAACCGCTGGGCTATATCTGATGCGGACAATTTGGAAACAGACGTAGTGAATAAGGAATAAGGTAACCCTGGGTCCATGAAAATGTATTTACTTATAGTAGTATCAGAGCCTGACCCCGACCAAACAATTCCGTCAGACCGAGTCATGGAACATTTAAACATGTCCCCCGAGCTCAACCCGAAGTCGTCATCCAACTCCCCAACAGCCTTAGGACCTAAATAGCCGTCATCATCATATAAAGGAAACCCTGTTGATGCAAGATATGGCAATTTTCTTGCGTAATAAGAGTCATACAAAGCCCTATATTGAGGCTTAAGTTTCTTAGGATATTTTCTCCTGGACGGCGGGGCAACAAAAGGCTGCTCCAATACTATGGAGGAATCGTTTACAACACTGGCAATTTTATACTTCACAGTGGAATCAGCTCTCGTTATAAAGTCGCCCGTTTTAAGCTTTTGAGTCCACAACTGATTTCCTACCCCAGTAATTTCCTGACTATTGTTAGTGAAAACGGCACCATTGCTGGTATAATAACCCGTCAGAGGATTAACCTGCATAGGCTCGTAAGACGTGTATCTCATATTAGGAAATATTCTACTTACGGTCTTATTGGCACCTATCTGCTGATCGTCAGAAAAAGTCCCATCATTGTTAAACATTTTAAGGCCGGTTATGGACAATATTTCCGTCCCATAACTATCCAGTCTCTTCTGAAAGAAGTCATAGATGTCCTCGAAAACTCGGCACTCTATCTCCGCATCCTGACGTCTGTACTCATCACCTGAAATACCCCCGGAACTCGGACCCGAACCCTCATCACCAGAGACTTCTCCACCCTGGCCGACATTCCCATTTAATTGATAGGCCTCATCCTTCATTCTCGGTATGGTCACATCATTAAAAAACTGTCTGCGGTCTAACACCTGGATATAAAACTGATCGAGGTTATCAAATTCAAAAGAAGCCTGCACTTTAGACTTTGCAGGCAGGGACGTGAAATACTTAAAAGTATAGGTTACCTGGGTGGTATCAATAAAACGGCGCCCTAAATAATCCATGTTATAACGATCATAACGTTTTATAGGGTCTTTCAACTCTACTGCCCCAGAACTGTTTATGCTGAAATTGGTGTTATCTACGTATGTAATAGAGTTTGTGCTGTGCCTCAAATTGTAATCTGCGTACAGGACAGTATCGTAGCCAGTGTAAGTAGTAAGAGCCGTCACAGGTCGAATCTTATTTGCTTTCCACGACGAAGCGTCTGTAGCCACATGCAAATCAGGTATTCCGGAAGAATCAATTGCCGAGGCTAAAGAGGCTACGGTCAGATTACCGTAATTAAAAGCCGTACTGTCAATGCTAAGTGCAAAAGTATCCGACGCAATGTCATAAATACTATTACTGTTATTGACGACACTCAAATGCAGGGCAGGCTGGCCAGTCAAGGTGATCGCAGGTAAGGCGGGCACTATGACCGTGGCGCCCTCATTATAAATAGGCGTCTCACTGTATGTGACGGACGACAGATAGCCACTGTTAGTGCAGTCAGTGATGACCTGAGAAGTAAGGGACACCTGAGTGTCTGTACCGTCAAAGGTGGCCCCTGTAGCAACATATATCTGATTCTGAACATTTATCAGAGTACCTGGGCGGAAAATATTACTGATATTCTTTTTAAGGAAAGGGATCTTTGAAGATCCTGAAATTATGGGGCCTGCGGAAACAGGCGAAGCAAAAAAGGATACAGAAGAATCCGATATGTTCAGATTAGGATTGACAATATCCTGTGTGACCGGGGTCTTCAAAATTATCTTAGTACCAAAACCGTCATAGCTGATAGAATCAACAACATTAAAAAATTGAGTCGAGGTATTAGGAAGATCTAAATTCAGCACAGCCCCAGGAACTACAGTAGGTGTGAGGTCGACCCCTTCAAGGTACATCGCCGTAGCGCCACTCTTAATCTCGAGGTAATTTATACTTACAGGGACGTACTCAACCGTGTCACTCGGGTAAGTGTAATCAACTACCACGACGTCTGAAGTACTCAAGCCGACCGCCAGGTTAGCCGCAGTCAAGGCAAGATTTATTGTGCTGCCTTCACCTACATAATTTGCAATGTCATAGTCCCTATTTCTGGACTCGTTATAGATCCTCAGAATGGTCATGTTCATGTTACCTAAATCAAAAAGCGTATTCGCCATCTGAAATTGGTAAGTATCAGCGTTTATGACTGACATTCTTGAATCATGAACAGTACAAAAGGAGACGCCGTCAGAATAAGTGATGTCATTGACCTGCTTAGACAGAACATTATAATTAACTGTATAGTTGGTTTTGACCGTCGGAGCACTCAATAGAGTAATCTTACCCGACAAATAACTGACGACATAATCGTCTCCCTCATCCAGATAACCGCCATCTTTTGCCAAAAATAAAGTGTACTGCTTTATTGGAAATAGCCTGGTGTTTATTACTGTCTGACCAGCATCTACCTGAATCGTATCCGTCTGAGATGCACCAGAATCCACCATGTAGTGTATCTCATAGATATCGTCGGGGCCTGGATGGTCCTGGCTACGTGGCTTGAATCTTCCAAAGTCAGGCTGGAAAATAACGTCATCAGATGAAGAAGGAGGGAATGTTATCTTCTGCTTCTCCCCGTTCAAATAAATCTCGAGGCCGTAGTCAATCGATGAATTGTAATTGACCCCGACATATTTTACAACGGGCTCATTGATTACAGTTTCTGTAAGTTCAACCATGCCCGAATAAGGTTCAAGAGCATAGTTTTTATAAAGAACCTGCGTTTTATCTCCAAGGGCTATTATTTCAGTACCCTGCATGATGCCAGTAATAGAATTACCTGAAGCATCCACCGCCTGAAACTGTCCGCTCTGTGTATCTTTGGTAGGAGGCCTTATAAAACCTTTACCCCCATTCCTGTAGGTAACATACTGCGGGCCCCTGATAGGCATGAAATTAGCGACATTCCTATGGTCTGGCGGAGGCGGAGGGGTATAAAGAGGATTATTGGTATAGTTTAAAACATAATCCTGATTGCCCTTAGGGTATAAATCCTTAACCGCATTGTTTATCTTGAGAGTTAAAGTCTCAGGATGAGGAACAACAGGGAAGGAGTACTGGAAAGTATCGTACTGAGTGGCCTTGGAAAAAATTTTATCGACCACAGAATTCACATCCATGATATCAGGGGCATTTGAGTTCAAAGAATGCGTGAACTTCAATTCGATGCCGTCAGATAAATCGGTAAAATCCGTCGATGACGGTAAGCCGTCCTTTGTTATTGCAGCATACTTCCACTTGGCCGACTGACTGTCATAAGTAACATTATCCCTGGAATACCTTAATTCAGCCCGCCCTGCAACCCACCTCTTTGCAACATAAGGCTCCCCTGAAATAGGGGTAGGAGGAGTAGAAGAACCATCATAAGGCGCCACAAGGGTAAGGTTGGGGTCTGATACAGTTGCGATACGGTAATACTGTAAGTAATTGTCCGTCCGTATGAAATCCCCAGCAGCTAAATTAGAAAACCCTGACCCATGGACATTCTTAGAACCTGTAGTGAAAAATGCCGTGCCTGTTTTCGTGTTGTTATCCTCATCGGGCTCAACGATATAGTCTCTTTCAATCAGATTGAAAGAGATTGGGTCTGCAACAGCATCGAAACTAACAGCATCCACTAATTCAAAGCTGGTTGTGTCTTTTATTTTTTTTATCTGAAGCGGCAGCGAATGAGCCGTTAAATTGTCCCCAGGATAGAGCATAAAGGCATTCGAGCCATCATACGGCGGATTAAAATGAAAATTTCCGACTATGCTCGAATCGTTGACGAATGTACCATATCCTGTAACAATGCTTTTAAAAGGATAGGAATAGGTACCATCCACATAGACTGGCCCTGTCGTCCTTGCGTTGTTTACCCCTGATTTTGCCCCACGCATCTCAAAGGTGCTTAAATCCAAGGAGACATAGCCTAAAATTTTGTCAAGACTGGTCGTCATTTAGTATATCCTTCCAATTCCTGGGGCTCCCGGTATAGGCACTGGCCCTGCAGGCGGAGGAGCCGCAGCTCCAATATCCGTCAATACTACAGTGCCAACGGTCATGATGTGCGTGCATATACCAAAAGCAATTGCTGATGCTATTTTTATTAGATCCTTACCTGCTATAAGTCTGAAGGACTCCTGAGCCATTATAAGCCCCATCAAGCCCGATGGAACAAGACCCACAATCTTACCCGTTCCACTCCCTGGACCACCCCCTATGACCGTCCCCTGAACAATAACGGTATTCATACAGGTTACCACGCCAAAGGATATCGAATCAAAAATTTTCTTCAAATCTTTACCTGCCACACCCTGAGAGGCCGCTTTACCAAGCATCATAAGAGACATCAAAGAGGGTGTAAGGCCTACGATATTCCCAGTTTGGGTTCCTGCTCCTGGACCCAACACAATATTGACACTATTTACGACAGCCACCATAGGTATGTACTGACACGTAGCAGAGCATACCGCCGATACAAGCGACATTAATTTGCTTCCGGCCACCAACTGGGACCCCGCTTTAGCCAGAATTAAGCCCTGCATAACGGGAGGCAGTAAAGGCATATTATGCTATTCCTACTTTCATTGAGCCTAAATAAGGAATACCCACAACAGGGTCGAAAGTACTCGGTATTCCAGGAAGACCCGTCACAGCACCGCCCAGCGGTGCCCCCAAGCCTACTCGAACAATAGGGGCTGTCACAGACACGGCAACCGTACCAGTGATGTTTATCGCTGTACCCGTCATGGATACCACACCAGCGGCGGTCGTAAGATTTATCGCCCCAGCCCCAACACTCAAGGTATAGCTACCCGTACCTATGGTGTTAGTGAAACTTCCTGCACCGATAGTATTGGAAATACCCCCCGTAGCCACCGTGGTAATTCTTTGTCCGAAAGTAAGGGTCTCCTTCAGATTACCGAGAACAATTAATAGATCATCACTGCCTGTAGCTATTTTAGTCTTCCTCGACCCTATAATTGAGTTCTTCTCTTTTATGATTGTTTCGGAAAAGCCCTTAAAGCCGCCGACATTCAGGCTCATGTCCCCTGCAACGCCTATGGAATATGTCCCGCCGATCTTTTCTTCCATGAATCCCGTAGATCCGACGGTCAGATTGGCGCATGACGAATTCTTATCTCCCGATACCGTTTCGGAGATATCACCTGTAAAAGTCTCCACTTTAGCAAAGCCGTCGGCGTCTTCCCCAGCAACGTTTATATAGATGCCATTCGAAGCTTCAATCTCAATACTACGGTTATTACGGTCCTGGTTATGTGACCCTATGTTCCATGTAACGCCCCCGTTCGTAGCCAAATCCCAGGAATTATTGGTGTCGGTAGAAGCCCCCCACACTTCTTTTAAACTTCCATGTGCTAAGAGAGACATAGACCGCCCGCCACCTAAGGGGTTATTGACTGAAGCAGGCAAATGAACATAATAATGGCCTTCTTTATCTACTCCAAAAAAAGCCTGGGTCTTTGTGCAATGAAGGGCATATGCCAGCCCTAAAACCCCTGGCTCATCCAGATTATTTAATTGAATGGCCTTTTCAAGATCGAAATTCCCTACATAGTCATTAGCGGCATTAAATATTCGAGCCTTAAGTGGAAACCCGTATTTCTGAACGTCCCTTATGTCAGATCCGACATAATTTCCCATGACCAAAGAGACAATCGGATCCCTATCTGATAAAGGGGAAGAACTGTTGATATCATTGAGGTCCGTTTTACCATTACCATACTCATCGACGTCCACCCTATATTCTGTGTAGTATTGTGTCTCGGCCGTTATCGGGTCCCCGTGTGGTACGATATAAATGTTGTCTTTCCCACATGACATTGAGACTGAGCTGCCGTAATTCTTTATTTTTTGGCCGTTATCATCATATACCCTCAATTTATTTCTTAAAATCTGGCCGATATTTATGGAGACACCATCAGCAAATGTATAATTATTTAAAGACGTGGCGATTATAGACTGGTCATCCTCACGCAAAACAATAGAATCATGTACGCCGTCTTTTATTTCTACATTCTTATTTACAAAAAGGCTTCCACCGAACTTTGAAGTAAGAGCACTGTCCCCCTGAGTAAGTTGTCTTTGTCCAAAATTAATCTCATTAACGTCCCCGGAACCGTCAGTCCCCGTAGCTCTTGCCTCTGCATTGGATTTAATCTTTACAGGATTATGACTGAGTGCTGCATCAAGACCCGTCGGCAGATAGGTTAATAAGATAGGAGAACCTTTTCCATCTCCCTCATCATAGAAGCCGAAAACACCAAGGGCGCCCTTTTCAGGCAAAGATCCGCCAAAGCCTTTAGGGTTGAATTGAGAAAAACTTATGGGAACGCCGTCTCTTTGTCCTTCATTTTTTGTGATGGACCAGTCAACGGTCACTTGAAGACGGGCAGGGTCAACGGCAACGATTCGTCCAATCTTAAGGTAATAATACTGGTTGACCGAATTAGCCTGACGAAGGTAATACGGCGTTTTTTCACCTGGACTATACTTCTTACTTGAAAACCCACCCGGGGTATTAAACGGCATAATTTATCCTTTATTTTCCAAAAGTCGATAAGTATTTACTAAGCACGGAATTTGTGAGGGCATTAACATCTCCACGATTATGAAGATCTGTGGCCATCAAAGCATCTGAGTAGAAATTACCTATAGCTGAAAGAATCCTTGCCTCATAGGCATTTTTTGCCGTAACAGCGCCACCTGTCAGCTGAATAGAATAAGTAGACGGGGTATTTATGCCTGTCTTATCTAAATACAAAGCATCGATAGACTGTACTTGTCTGTTTAACTTCACCAAAGGGTCTGAAGAAGATGGCGAAGGCTCAGGAGCTGGTACCTGAGCGGTAGTCGGAGGATAATGGCCGTGCTGACGCTTATAAAGCTCATCTGCTGCCGTAGGGCCTGCAGGTACTGGAACAGGCTCGGGCGGTGGAGTCACGACCTTATCTTGTTGGGCGGGGGCAGGAAGAGCCGTGGTTGCGGGGCTTGCAGCAGCTGGAGTACTTACAGGCACAGAATCTTTCGGGGCATCTTTTTTGCCCTTCTGAACCTTTTCCGCTACCGCAGTCTGTTGATCTATCTGAGCCTGTAGGTCTTCTTCAGCTGAAGTGAGATAAGTTGTGCCAGTGGTTGGATCCGTCCGGGTTCCTCCAGAAGACCCAGCAGCAGGAACAGGAGGATTCCCTGTAGCGCTTCCTTCTGTACCGCCAGTACCCGTACCAACAGGAGCACCCATTGGGCCTGTTCCTGCAGGAGCTATTGAAGGTGTAGGAATTAACGGACCATTGCCGGTACTAGCCACAGGGCCTAATGCTCCAGGCAACACTTCCATAGAAGACGGAACAGGGCTACCTGTAGTACCGTATGAAAGCCTGTTTATGTCAGTGTTAGTCTCAGCAGAAAAAGAATTAAAAGTAGCATTAGCGCCGGCATCCCCTACCAGACCCCCACCATAAAGGGTCTTCATAACCATTTGACTCACGCCTTCAGGATCACCAATTTTTATCTGTGATGAAGGGACTTTAAAGCCAATCTGATTGTCTGAAGAAGCCCCTACAATAGAAGCATTATCCCCAGAAGTAAGCGTCCCTTGTTCTGCGTTACCATCAGGGATAGGGTTACCTTGAGGATCTAAAACGCCAGAAGTTCTGTCCGTAAAAACACCCAAGACATTGGGGAGATTTCCATCACTACCTGGAAGCAGGAAAGAAGGAACCGCACCTTCCTGATTTTCATAAAATAGGACATTCATGGCATCCATCTCAGACGTGTAAACTGGTCTGGCCATGGTCGTCAAATAAACATCCTTCAGAACATTCACAGGAGTCTTTGAGTCAATGCAAAGGGCGTTTACCCCTCTTCCATAAAGAAAAGAGCCAATGACCCTGTAGCCGTCTTCGTCTGTAAAAGGCACAGAATTCTGAGTAACAACTCTTTGGTCCACCTTTAGTACTACGACAGACCCATCACTTGTTGTGGCGGTCGTCACGCCCTGACGTGGCGCTAATTCATAGCCGCCCTGCGTTATGGATATAATACCTTTATCCTGGGTCTGCTCAAAATCATAGATAGAGGGGACAGCTGATGCATCGGCTCTTTGTCTCCTCTGTATCTCTGTCGACGACAGTTTGTAAACATAGTCATTATAAACTACCACAGGATCGGAAGCATGTTTTCTAGGCTCATACATCTTCCTTCTCTCGGTCTCTAATCCCAAAGTAGTAGTAAAAGAGCCTCCATAATCAAAGGAATGCGATATAGATTTTACGTAATGAAAACTATCCCTATGTTCGATATAAATAGGATAGCCCATTCTCATCTCAGGGCGGCCAGGAATCTGTAGGGTACCTGACACCGTTTTTGAGTTAGCCAGGGTCATCTGACCTAAAGCCAGCGTACGGCCGACATGAGGGTCCCTGATATACTCGAACGCTATATTTCCAGCTCTTACACCAAATTTTTTTGCCAACTCTATGTCCATATGAAAGCCCACACCTTTTCCAAAAGGCGTGTCGAACATATGCTCTGCAAAGGCTGTCGTCACTGTCATGACTGACACGATACCTTCAGTATCATTACTGAAAGAACTGCCGATAATGTCCGAAGGAAGAATAGTGTAGGGTAAAATTCCTTTGGTATTCAGATTATAAAAAGGTGGCTTAAAAACAAAGTTGCCGTTCGTATCTTGGAAAAACTCATAGTGGCATCTGTTTTTTATGCCTATCGCAATGTCTAACTTAGTCATGTATTCCGACATCTGAAAATCACCCATTTTTGAAAAGTCAAAAAACAAGGTGAACTCCCTTAAGAGTTTGGTATCAAGAGACTGAATAGGCCCCAACCTCTTCATGGCTTCGGCATTCTCAGAGTCATAATTCGGATTTAAAGATTTTTCCCCTGGCAGTATTATCTCCAGGCCATTCGAATTCACTCTCTCACCCTGCAGACCATACATCTTAAGAAGATTTGAAGAAGATGCAAAACGTGAGTTCCAGTAAATGTTAATCTGATTCAACACCGCAGGCGAAAAAGTCCCTGCCGGATAAATTTCATTCATAGGAGTCATCTGGGCGACCCATGCAGGGGTAACGAACTGGCTCATACCCATATAGGTGTTTAAAGTCGAGATTACCTGAAAAGGATTCGACTGGTCGAATATAGTAGAGTAGGCTGTCAGCTTCTGATATCCTCCAGCCACAACATTGCTGTCCACGCTTGGGTGAACGTTCAACGTGCTGTATGCCCACCAATGCAGGACATCCACACAGCTGAGGCTAATCTTATAAACTCCGCCCGTGTAATGTTCTTCTACATGAGAAATTAATCCCCAGAAAGCCAAATAGTATTTAGGTTCCCCATCAACTAAAAAGCGCCCTTTAAAAAAGATTTTAATTTCCATCATAGGGATAAATAAAGGCACCCTATTAACTGCTCCTGAGGTATAAGCCGTCTGCCGCACATCTACAGGATACTCCACCCAATAGGCGGAATTAGGCCCATAGATAGGGGTCACGATTTCAATTGCGGCAG